TACTCCTCCTAAACCTTTTAGACAGGCACAACAAGCTATTATACAAGAGATAGTAGAAACAGGCGGATTGTCCGTTAAGACAGCCAATCGTCTTTCTAACGATTTAAATATGTCCATGCCTGAAATTACACGAATAGCAGAAAATGCTATGGGTCTTGATATGTCTACGCCAGCATTGTCAGGTCCTGCACCGAGAACGGATATGCTACCAAGTGGAGTGTCCACACTCGCAGATACTAAAGGTATCGGTAATTTAATTGTTAATCCTCCTTCTGTTGGCAAGGTTCCAGTTAGAGATAAAGACACAGGAAAACTTACTCCAGCGGTAATTAACCCTGTTAAAACGAGCATAGCAGCAGACCCTACTTTATTATCTATGCCAACAGATACGAATATAAACATTACCACAGACCCAGTTACAGCCATTAATCCAGTTGCAACTACCGCAGTAGATACAGGTCCTGTAACGGAAACAGCCGTTGATCCTGGGACAACCGTCCCTACTATAGCAACAGTGGATATTCCTCCAGAAGTAGACGAGGTTGAAATTGAAGTAGACGAGCCAACAGCAGAAGATCCAATTAATATCGTGGAAGAAGAGACTGACGACGATAAGCCTCCGTTCGAGTGCCCAGATGGATTTACCGCTGTTAAAGTAGACGGACAGTTTGTTTGTATGCCCGACGAGGAAGAAGAGGACGATGGAGCGGACACTGTGATACAAAAAGTAAGACCTCGTATTTCTTCGTACTACCGACCCAATACCAATGCTGTCTTAGACAACTACACTCCATATAGGCCCTATGGTCGATAAATGAACCTACAAGCACTACCTGAAGATGCTCTCAAGGAAATACTTGCCTTAACCGAGGCAAAGAAAAGACTTGACTTACAGGAATTAGCTCAAAACAAGTTCATGCCTTTTGCTCATCATGTGTATGAGAACTTCATTGAGGGGTCTCATCACCGTGTTATTGCAGAAAAACTGGAGCGAGTAGCGAGGGGCGAGCTGAAACGTCTTATAATTAACATGCCACCGCGTCATTCTAAGTCTGAGTTCGCTTCCTTTCTTATGCCAGCGTGGTTTTTGGGCCGCAATCCAAAGCTCAAGATTATACAAGCCACCCACAACACGGAGCTTGCCGTTCGGTTTGGTCGTAAGGTTCGAGATCTTATAGACGATCCACAATATAAAGAGATATTTCCAGCAACCAATCTAAAAGAAGACAACAAGGGTGCTGGAAAATGGCAGACGGACGCTGGCGGCGAGTACTTTGCGGCTGGTGTTGGAGCTGCGGTTACGGGTCGTGGTGCTGATTTGTTTGTTATTGACGATCCACACTCGGAGCAGGACGCATTATCGGAGAGTGCGTTTGATCATGCGTATGAGTGGTACACTTCTGGTCCACGTCAACGTCTTCAGCCGGGTGGAACGATCATTATTGTTATGACGCGGTGGGGAAAGAAGGACTTAACAGGTCGATTGCTGGCTCAACAGGGCGGCGATGTGATGGCGGACAAGTGGGAGGTTGTGGAATTTCCTGCAATCCTGCCGTCGGGCAAGGCTTTGTGGCCGGAGTTCTGGGAAAAGGATGCGTTGCTTTCTATTAAAGCTTCTCTTCCTGTTGCAAAATGGTCTGCTCAGTGGCAGCAGGAGCCAACGTCTTCGGAAGGTGCTATTGTTAAGAAGGAATGGTGGCAGATGTGGGACAAAGAAAAGATCCCTCCACTGAAATATATACTTCAGTCTTATGATACGGCGTTTAGTAAGAAAGAATCTGCGGATTATTCTGCTATTACAACGTGGGGTATTTTTAATCCGGACGAAGGAGGACCCGATCATATTATTCTAATGGATGCACGACGGGGTCGTTGGAATTTTCCTGAGTTAAAGGAAGTTGCGTTTGAGGAGCACGAGTATTGGGAGCCTGATATGGTTCTTGTTGAGGCAAAAGCAACGGGTACACCTCTTATTGACGAGCTACGATTGCGTGGTATACCAGCATTAGGGTTTTCTCCAGGCAAAGGACGTGATAAAGTAACGCGAATGCATATGGTTGCACCCTTGTTTGAAGCGAGTATAGTGTGGGCACCGAGAGACAAAAAGTTCTCTGACGAGGTTATTGAAGAGGTCGCATCGTTTCCTTATGGTGACAACGACGATTTTTGTGATAGTATGACATTAGCCTTGATGCGGTTTCGACAGGGCGGATTTATTTCTCTTGAGGGAGAAGACGACTTGAATGAAGAAAGATACTCGAGAAAAAGAGAATATTACTGATGGCTAAGAGTTTTGGTGAAGCATTTAAAGAAGCAAGGGCAGCAGGACTGTCTGAGTTTACCTTTGAGGGAAACCGTTACAGCACCGCTTTAGCAGAAGAAACAAAAGAAGATAAAGACTTAACTGAGTCAGAACGCATAATGCAAGCTATGGAAGACTATGAAGATAATTATAATCTGAGGTCAATAGCTGATGTTGAATATAGGGCAGATATTGATTCGAGTTTGTCAAAAAGTCCACTAGCTATGCTTGGCTATGAGGACATATTTCAAAAATCATCTCCTAAAGGAGATGTTGGAGATTATATAACTCATGTTCTTGCAGAGCCAAGCTACAAAAACAAAGAAGTGCCTGTGCCAAACGTAGAAGGAGCAACTATTCCAAGAGGAGTGTTTAACAATCCTAGGTTTCCACGTAAAATGTCGGATGGATCCATTGACCCAACGTTTATTTCGGACTTAAACCTTCATGGTATGTATATTAATACAGATCAAGAAGATGAGGACTATGAAAGACTTACTGATGAGGGAATACTTCCTGGGGAGATTTTCGTTAATCAACCTTCGGGTAAACTTAGGACGAACAGACTAAGTCCTGCTGGACTTGTCAGTCATGAACTAGGGCATGCAGGAGCGGATCTGGTAGATACTAAACTTAACAATGAAGAAATAGTAATGCGTATGATAGACGAAAACCCTGAGTATTATACTGATAATATGATTTATAAAGACCTTGGTGAGGGGTATGGAACAGCACGAGATAGTGATAAAAAGACTCTTAGAAAAGCGGAACAGCAAGCGGTGAAGGAACTTATAGAAAGAGGGGTGCCTATGAATGCTATAAATTCAGAGCCAGACATGCAGTACGGAGAACCTTTTTTTGACGATCCTAGAAAAGATAACTTTATACAGAAATTTTTAAAGTTCCATAGAGAAGCAATGCTTGAAGAAGAAACAGGTGATCCTGTACAAAAGGAAGTAAATAAACGATATAGATACGCAGGAGGAGGCATTGTCTCCTTACTAGGAAAGGACTGAAACAATGGCACTACCACCTAGACCATCCATATCCTTAGTGGATTCTGGCTTAATGCAAGGCGGACCTGATGAGGAGCTTCCTGAGATAGAGGTTGATATTGAAACCATTGAAGATTTCGAAGGTGGGGCAGAGGTTATTGAAGACGGAGAGGGTGGAGCCACAATACAGGCTTTGGTTTCTCAGATGGAAGAACAAGCAGAGGAACTAATTGAACACGAGGCAAACCTCGCTGAGTATCTAGAGGATGGGTATCTTGGGGAGTTGTCGTCTGAACTTCGTGCTTCTTATGAAGAAGACATGGACTCAAGGTCCGAGTGGGAAGACACATATACAAAGGGTCTGGATCAGCTTGGTATTAAGCAAGAGGAAAGAACACAGCCTTTTGCAGGAGCGTCGGGTGTAACACATCCTATGATTGTTGAGTCCGTCACGCAGTTTCAAGCACAGGCGTATAAGGAGCTTATTCCAGCTGGTGGTCCAGTAAAAACGCAGCTTCTTGGTGCACAAGATCCAGCAAGAGAAGATCAGGCTACTCGTGTTAAAGACTTTATGAACTATCAGATTATGGATGTTATGGAAGAGTACGATCCGGATATGGATCAACTGTTGTTTTATCTTCCATTGTCAGGATCTACGTTTAAGAAAGTGTACTTTGATGAGGCAAAGCAAAGGGCTGTTGCTAAGTTTGTACCAGCACAAGACTTGGTTGTTCCGTATATGGCATCAGACTTACAGACAAGTCCTCGTGTTACACATGTTTTACGAATGGATACGAATGAAGTCCGCAAGATGCAGGTTGCAGGATTTTATCGTGATATAGAAATAACAGCCTCAGAGGGCGAAGCAGACGAGGTTCGACAGAAGGTTGACGAGATACAAGGAACCTCGAAGACTTACAGTGATGACACATATACTTTGCTTGAGATGCATATAGATTTAGATCTTGAAGGCTTTGAAGACATGACCCCAGAGGGGGAGCCAACAGGAATACAACTTCCGTATATTGTAACGATTGATGAAGGCTCTGGTAAGATCCTATCTATCCGTAGAAATTTTGATGAGGGTACACCGCTTGCTAAAAAGCGTCAGTACTTCGTTCACTACAAGTTCATGCCTGGGTTAGGGTTTTATGGTTTTGGTTTAATCCACATGATTGGGGGTCTTGGACGAGCGGCAACCAGTATACTGCGTCAGCTGATAGATGCAGGAACACTGGCAAATCTCCCTGCCGGGTTTAAGGCTAGGGGAGTGAGGGTCCGCAATGATGACGAACCTTTGCAACCGGGCGAGTGGAGGGATATAGATGCACCAGGTGGAAATATACGAGATGCTATTATTCCTCTTCCATATAAAGAACCTTCGGGTACGCTGTCTCAACTTCTAGGAGCTCTTATAGAGGGAGGCAGACGCTTCATCTCTCTTGCAGATCAGAAGACAGGGGACATGAACTCAGAGGCCCCAGTGGGCACTACAGTGGCGCTGTTGGAACGTGGCATGAAAGTTATGTCCGCTATACATAAAAGATTGCACTACGCACAGAAGACAGAGTTTCGTATTCTTGCTCGGATCTTTGCTCAGAACTTACCACAGGAATATCCGTATGATGTGGCTGGGGCTGAGAAGACAATCATGGCTTCGGACTTTGACTCTCGTATAGATGTCATTCCTGTCAGTGATCCAAACATATTTTCTATGGCTCAACGAGTGACGCTGGCTCAAACACAGTTGCAGTTGGCCCAATCAAATCCACAGATACATAACTTGAATGCGGCGTATAAAAGAATGTATCAGGCTTTAGAGGTACAGAATATAGATGAGATACTTCCTCCTCAACCGGAGCCACAGCCTCTTGATCCAGCTATTGAGAACGCTCGAGCTTTGATGGGAGAAACACTACGAACTTTTCCAGAACAGGATCATGATTCACACATTAAGATACATCTGATGTTTATGAAGACCCCATTGGTTTCAACGTCTCCTCAAGTTATGGGAACCTTCTATGCTCACTTACAAGAACACATTTCTCAAAAAGCAAGACTGATGGTTAACATTGAGATACAAGCTATAATAGAAAAAGCCCAACTTGCTGTGCAGGAGGGACGATTAGATCCTCAATCTGCACAGGCGCAGATTATGGAAGTGCAACAAGGTATGCAGGACCCCGCTCAGTTAGAGAAGTTAATCGCAATGCAAGAACTTAAACTGTTAGAAGAAACAATGGCGAACTTAATTCCACAGGGACAAAGCCCAATGGATGATCCGTTAGTACAGATCCGTATGCAGGAGCTAGGGATTAAACAGCAGACAGAGCAACGTAAGTCTGAAACAGATAAGGCGGATCTCATGGTAGAGATGCAGAAGATGCAGCAGCAAGCAGCGGCTAGTGCTGCTAAAATAGAAAGCACAGAGGAGATCGCCGGAAATAGGAACGATGTGAACAGAGAACGGATTGACGTTCAGAGACAAAGTTCATTAGAAAGAAAGTAAGCAGATGGATCCGTTAAGTCTTGCTCTAATCTCATTTACAGCTCTTAAGAAGGGCATAGCCTTGGGCAAGGATCTTTCCGCTATGGGAAAAGACCTCAATAAGGTCTTTGATTTTATCGATGGGACAAAGGCAGCTCAGAAGTCTGGCAATAAAAACGATCCCCTATCTGAGTTAACAGCTTATTATAAAGCACAAGACATGGAAAAGGCCATTGAGCAAATGGTTTGGGAGGCCAGGGGAAGCTCTGGGGTCTCCATGTTAAAGAGGTTGAGAGCGCAATCTGCGGAAAGAGATAGAGATTCACGGTACGCATCTATGGCTCGTAAGAATAAAATATTAAATGTTCTTTCAATTTTATTAGGTGTATCTATAACAGTAGGTGGAGGAGCACTTCTTTTGTGGGCAGCGATTGAGTTTAAGCCCTAGCCAGTTGCTTTTTTATACTCTTGTGTTATTGTTGCTTTCTTATGTAGATTCAATAACACCTCCACACCCTCCTTGGATGTTAGTAAAATGAAAAAATTAAGCAAAGACAATCCTCTTAATGCCGCTGATTTGGACGGAGATGGAATTGTGACAAGGGAGGAGCTTGATACTCACGAGCGGTTTATAAAGATTGATAATGCCAACCGTAAAGAAGATCAGTCTCGATTTATGATCTTGTTTAGTTTGTTTTCTGTAACTACCTTTATAGCGTTAATGCTGACTCCTTTAATTTCTGTAGAAAGAATTACTGTTTTACAACCAATCGGATCAACATGGGTAATTGCTAACATGGGTATTATTGCCACCTTTTTAGGGGCCAACGCCTACACAAAAATAAAAGAAAGTTCTTATGAAAAACAAGAAGGGAGTAACTAATGTCAATTAAAAAAATAAAGGGTGTTATAAAAGGTTTGCAAAAAGCGTCTAAGCTCCATGCAGGGCAAGCAAAGACATTAAAGTCAATGTTAAAAACTAAGAAAACAAGTAAAAAAGGTTAAACAATGAGCCTAATAACTAGTCTTATAGGTCCAGTAACTGGTATCC